ACTGCATCAGCTCCCACGGCCCGCTCACAGTGCCGATTCGGATATGCGCCCCGGCGGCAACCGGCGTCGGCGCGCCAGAATCGCGGAAGTCCCACAGCACATCAGCGGTAGCGGGCAGCGTCGCCGCGAGCGCCGCGGCAGCAATCAGCAGTCGGTAGGTCGGTCGCATGGCGAGATCCTCAGTGATTACGGATAGTCCAGCCGGACGAAGTGACTGTCTTGCAGCAGCACCCAGCCGGCCGGGATGCTGCCGGCGCTGAAGCTGCCGACGATGCCGCCGGTGGCCTCCAGCAACGTGATCGGGTGGTAGGGTGGTGCCTCATCGACGCTGATGCTCGCCCCGGCCGCGACGGTCAGCGTGCCGTCGATCCACACCGTGCCCGTGCCGTCGGTATAGGTCAGCGTCGCACTGCTACCCAGGCTGTACGGCGAGTCCTGGTCTGCCTCTAGGTCCGTGTCGACGCACAGCAGCGCGCTGCCGCCGATCTCCCAAGTCTGCGATGCGGGGTCGGCGACGATGAACACGCCCGCATCGGCCACAAGCGGGCCGGTCCAGGCATTGGTGCCGAGAAGGGCCTGAACCGTGCCGCGGCCGATCTTCGCAACGCCGAGCGGACCAACGCCGCCATCACTCGCGGTGCCCGTGAACAGCCAATGCCCCACTCCCGCCATCGGCCGACCCCAAATCCCCGGCACAGCCCAGCGCCCGCACTGCGGCGGCGGCAGCACCCGCGGCCCGCCGAGGCTATCCAGGCTCGCGAGCCGCACGTCCACGCCCAGCGGGCGATGTGGGCCGGTGAGCACGTAGTCAGGCTCGATGTACTGCCGCCGGTAGACGCTGGCGGCGGACCAATCGAGCAGCACCGACCAATCGCCCCGGTATAGCTCCCGCAGGTCGCCGCGCACGACGCTCAGCGTCAACATCGCTACGCAGATCAGCGGCCAGACAGCCCATCGGGAGATCGGTGCGATGTGCATCAGGACTCCGGCCAGTAAGTGATCGCGGACAGGTCCAGGCGCGTTGGCGTCGCCTGAATCCAGTATGTCCGCACCACGCCGACACCGGCCGGTGGCGTCATGTCGTCGGCGATGCCGTAGGCCCACGACGGCGACACGACGGAGGAAAGCAGCCAAAAGTGCGCCCCGGTGTCGCTCGTCACGTCGAGTCTCACCGTGCGCGCGCCAGTCTCCGGCAACTCGATGGAGAGGATGCCGGAGCCGGTCAGGTGGGCAAGATACACATCTGTCGGTAGCGTCAGGTCCACAATCGCGTTTGCCACGCTGCCCAAATCCGTGACGATCAGATCTGCGCCGTCTGCGCCCGGCGCACCGTCTGCGCCGTCGGCGCCTGCGGGGCCGGCGGGTCCGACCGCCTCAACCCACTCGCCGTCTTGGCGCCCCCAAGGCCCGCCTGTGAGCGGCGCGTCGGACAGGTACAGCCCTGCGTGATCGCCCCACGCGAAAGCGGCCGACCACTCCGAGATATCAGCCGAAGAGATGCCCGCCGCGGGGCTCAGCAGATAAAGCGGGTCCGCCTCAGCTTGCAGCGCGTTTTCCAGCGCCGCGGCCTGGCTCGCAGACATCACGCCCGCCGAGATACCGGCCACCGCTGCGCCGATTGCGGCGTCGTCTCCGGTGCTGGATAGCACGGACACGACTGCCGGCGCGTAGGACACGGACAGATCAGTCACCCCGTCCGCCGGATCGGTGCAGATCCAACCGCCGGAGACAGAGCAGATTGACGGCACCTGCCCCGGCAGGCAGCCGGCGGAGTCGGGCGCCAGGCGCGGCAGCAGATCAATCTGATCAGTCAGCGTCCCGCCGATTCCTCCCCATTCAGGGCCGGAGTAGAACAGCAGACCGTCCCCACCGACTTCTAACTGATTGCCACCATCGGTGGACGGCGCGCTCGGGCCGGGCTCGCCTTGAACACCCTGCGCGCCTTCCAGTTCCGACAGAGCAATAAGGTCCGCCCACTCCCCGTCAGCTCGCCGCCATTGAATATGCGTGTCGGTAGCGCGAAGCTCTATTTCGCCGCCAGCCACCGACAGCGCGCCTATGTCTAGCTGCGTGAGCCCACCAGCCGCCGTTTCAAGCAAAAGCTTATCGCCAGCCTGCGGTGCCAACGTTACAGGCAGTTCGCTTATACGGCCGGACTGTAACGCCCCGCTGCCAGCCTCGATACGGTAGGCAATATCCCCCTGCTCAGCAGCAAAAGCGCTGAGGCTGACAAGGAGAAGCGCAAGAAGGCGTTTCATACCGGCGGGTCAATCAAGCTGTCGGTTATATCAACTGGAACGCCATTCACGTAAGCGTAAATGCGGCCGTCTAACGGCGGGATAGGGGCGCCGTCGCCCCCCTGCACTGTCACCCAACTCGTGCCGCTCCATTGCTTGAACGTATTGACAGTCTGGTCGTACCAAAGCAATCCAGCGTAAGGGCTTGCCGGCTCAGTTGCGCTGTTCACAAAGTTCGTGGCATGCGGGACAGCGACCGCGCCCTGAACCGGCCCCGAGTCCCCGTAACTCACCGCAACGCCTCCACAGCAGTTGCAACAAGCTCCGGCAGCTCGCGCATCAGTTCAGTCACTACCGCCGGGCGAAGCGCAGCCAAAAGCTCGCTTTTATCAACGGCTTTCGTATTGCGGCCGGCTTTGCCGCGGTGCCCGATGCAAAGCCAGTCGCCAGCCTTGGCGCCGATTTCACAAGGGCCGTCAACCAGCGCCATGAACGTGTGCCCGTCTTTCACCACAGCGTCGTATCGAGCGTACTGCTCGCCGTCTTTCCAAACCCCGCGCGCCTTGGGAATTGGCAACGCAAACTCAGAGTCAGCGTAATACCCCGTCCCGTCCGACATGATAGTTTCCATTCTGACCGTGCCGTCATCCTTTACATAGCACCCCACACTCTTGACGCCTTGCGCGAGAAGCGCCCATTCAGAGCCCGCGCCGGGCTCGGACGCCGTGCGCTTCGTCGCTTGCCACAAGCCGCCATTGTGGCGCACCGTCGCACCTTGCTGGTACCCGGCCCCACCACGCGCCCATTCCTCCGCAACCTGATATGTAGAAACGACGCGAGCCACAGCGGCTTCATAAACTTCATCAGCCTTACGCAGCAGCGCGTTTGTTTCCTCGAACCGCTGCGACGTGACACTCTCAATGTTCGCTGCGCGTTCCTCAAGCGCGCCCAGCTTCTCGTTGATCGGCGTTACGTCCGGGATGCGCTGCTCAAGCGCCGCGAGCCCATCGTGAAGCGGGGACACGTCAGGAACGACAATGTTCTGCACGCGCTGCTCAAGCGCAGAGAGCCCGTCGTGAAGCGGAGACACGTCCGGGATGCGCTGCTCAAGCGCAGCGAGCCCATCGTGCAGCGGGGACACGTCTGGAATAGCCAGCCCATCGACACGCTGCTCAAGCGTGCTCAGCTTCTCATTGAGCGGCGCTACATTGGGGATGCGCTGCTCAAGCGCAGCAAGCCCATCGTGAAGCGGGGACACGTCGGGGACAACGATGCCCTGCACACGCTGCTCAAGTGCGGCAAGCCCTTCGTGAAGCGGGGCCACGTCCGGGATGCGCTGCTCAAGCGCAGCGAGCCCGTCGTGAAGCGGGGACACGTCGGGGACAACGATGCCCTGCACACGCTGCTCAAGCTCGCCCAACTTCTCGTGCAGCGGCGTCACGTCTGGAATAGCCAGCCCATCGACACGCTGCTCAAGCGTGCTCAGCTTCTCGTTGAGCGGGGCCACGTCGGGCACACGCTGCTCAAGCGCAGCAAGCCCGGCGTGCAGCGGGGACACGTCGGAGACAACGATGCCCTGCACACGCTGCTCAAGCTCGCCCAACTTCTCGTGCAGCGGGGACACGTCCGGGATGCGCTGCTCAAGCGCAGCAAGCCCGTCGTGCAGCGGGGCCACGTCAGGAACAACAATGTTCTGCACACGCTGCTCAAGCTCGCCCAACTTCTCGTGCAGCGGGGACACGTCCGGGATGCGCTGCTCAAGCGCGGCGAGCCCATCGTGCAACGGGGACACGTCTGGAATAGCCAGCCCATCGACACGCTGCTCAAGCGCAGCCAAGCCCGTCGTGAAGCGGGGACACGTCGGGGACAACGATGCCATGCACACGCTGCTCAAGCTCGCCCAACTTCTCGTGCAGCGGGGCCACGTCAGGCACACGCTGCTCAAGCGCAGCAAGCCCTTCGTGCAGCGGCGTCACGTCTGGAATAGCCAGCCCATCGACACGCTGCTCAAGCGCAGCAAGCCCGTCGTGAAGCGGGGACACGTCGGGGACAACGATGCCATGCACACGCTGCTCAAGCGCAGCGAGCCCCCCGTGAAGCGGGGCCACGTCTGGAATAGCCAGCCCATCGACGCGCTGCCGCATCGCTTCATTTGCGCGCTCAAGCTCCGCGATGCGACCGTCACGCTCTTTGAGCATGGCGGCTACAGCGTCGAGCATGGCTTCGTATAGTTCGTCTTGCATTACGCAGCCATCCGCTTGGCTATGTCTTTCGCGATTCGGTGCCTGAGCAACGCTTTCGACGGCTGTTCAGGCTGCGGCATGTTAATGGGCACCATCTGCGCCTGCAAACGCACGATTTCGCCGCCTTCTACCGGCGGGAGACCTTCTTTCGCACGGACCTCATTGACAGAAAGACCCGCCTGTGTAGCCTTGCCGTATGCTTCCATTCGCGTCAGCATGTCCCCGCGAAGCATGGCGGTCTCAACGTCAAACTCCACGTTCTCATTCGGCGCCAGCCTGAGCAATGCCGTGAAATGCTGCGCGATGTGCTCGAAGTAAAAGCCCAAGCCGTTCAGTACGAAGTACCGCATCAATTCAGACACGGACGAAAACTTTGCGTCTTCCAAATCGCCGAGCAAGTACGGTGGGACACGGAATATCTGCGCTACCGCGCGCTCGGACAGGTTGTACGTTTTGATTATCTCCGCATCGACGGCAGTCATTGTCTGCGCTTTCCACGCCAGCCCGCTATGCAGGACTACCGGGGCGCCGGATTGCCCCTGAGTCGCGGACTGCACGAACTGCTCTTTTATGCTTGCTACTTGCTCAGGGGAAAGCTTCTCTGCCGTTTCCAGCACCCCACTAGGCCGCGCCATGTTGGTGAAGAACGCGCTGGTGTGCGCGCCTATGCTCAACCCGGTATCGACGCCATACGCAGCGGCAGTCAGTGGCGTCTCACCCTTTAATGGGTGCAGCGGAGTGAACAGCCGAACGTGAAATACGCGGCGCGAAGGAAACCAATACCCTTCCTCTGCGTTGGCGAGCGACATTACATCGCTATGCGAAACATGGTAATACACGGACCCATCGCGCGGGTCAATGTGCGGCTGAATGCTGGACCAAGGGACGTTATATAGCCCTGCGACCCCTCCGCGCTCATTGAGCATCGTGAAGCCGGGGCCATTGCCAGAAAACAAAAGGTTGTATGTGAGTTGAAGCTTGAAGTCACTCGCTGTTTGATACGGGTTCGGCTTCTTCAACGCATGCGCCGCGTCAGTGTCCATGACGCGCCGCTTCCTGCCGTCCGCGTCTTCCCGTACGATGTACCACGGCGTACGCGCCACTTCTTCCGCAATGATGCGTATGCACGCATAGACGGGAGCAAAACGCGTGTATTCTTGAGTCGGACGGTCTAAGCCGATCTGCCACGCATTCATAACGGTTCGCCACGTCCCGCCGCCCGCGGAACGCGCTCGAAACGCGTTTAGGATGCGCTTGAACATTGTCAGTCTGCGTCTTCTTCCGTCCGACGCGTGGTGTCAGCGGTAGTGCGGCGCGCGGGCTTGGCCGGCTTAGCGGCAACATCTTGCCGTGCCTTATCCATCAGCCGCAGCCCCATCGGCGAGAGCATGTCCACATGCCCATCCACGGCGGCCTTGACCGCTGCGTTGGCATCCATGTGCACGCGCCGGCCCACGGGCGCGTCGGATGCCAGTGGCTTGCCGTCCAAGCCGTAGACCCCGCGAGTCTTGGCCTTGACCGGCTTGTTCAGCTTCACGATCAGTCGCATGAGTCAGTTACGGGGCGGCTGCCCGCCCCGCCTCCCGTGATTACCAAGCGGTCGCGCCGGTGAGGGTCTGAACGCCGGCTTGCCGCACGATGCGCCAGTCCATGAACGCAGTCATGCGGAGCGCCGTGAAATCCTCCTGGAACGCGCTACGCGTCGGCGCGGCGACGGTCGCCGGGGAGTCCGCGGTACCGATGGCGAGCGGCAAGCTGTCCTCGAAATGCAGCGTGGCGTCCTTGGACTCGGCGAAGCGCGGCGCCAACTCGTTCGCGAACACCATGCAGTCGTCACCGAAGAAGGAGACGACGCCAGCAGTGGCGTTGGTGGAAGAAATGATCGGGAACCCCTCGAACACGCCGGCCTTGATGTCCGCCGCGAACGTGAAGTGGCCGGTTGCCGCGTTGACTTTCCGCCGCAGCGCGCGCACCTGATTGGGGTGCATGACCCACACACCGGCGTTGACGGCGATGGCATTGACACGCGACAGCAGCGCCGCCACGTCGGCCAGGATTTCCAGGTCGGTGGCATTGCCGGCCCCGGTCGCAACGTTCGTGCAGGCAACGACGTTGGCGGCGCCGGCTTCCGTGGCGTCTTGGACACCCGCGGGTGTGGTCCCGGCAACGCGCGCCGTGTCGGACAGCAGCACCGTATCGACCGTCTCAACGGTGTCGCCGATCATCTGGTCCCGCACGATCATGGCGATTTCCTCGACGGTCTGCCGCTCGATCAGCTCGTTGAGGTACGCGCTGATGACCGCGAGCTTGTTCGGCGTCACCGTGGACGTGCCGATGTTGCCCTTCTTGACCTTGATCGGCGTGCCCGCGGCAGTGAAACCGGCCGCCAACGTGCCGCGGCCAGCCTGCACGGGCATATTGGTCAGGCTCATAACCTCGATACGCCGGCCGGGCACCTGCCCGAAAATCGACCGATCCCGCACGAGCGCCCAAAACGGCCCCCATTCCTGCGTCACGAGGTTCGCGGCCCAGGTTGCGGTGGACGCGTCGGCTGGCGCCGACGCGGCGCGCACGATCTTGGCAACGGCGGCATCGTCCGGGTAGACGCGCTCGGCGAGCACTACGGGGTCGGTGTGAGTCCGCATGCCGCGCAGAAAGCACGCGACGGCGCGCGCCACACCCAACGCGGGCTTGTCTTCGCGAGCGAGCCGCGTATCGATCCGGGGCGCAGCGGGCGCGTCGCCGGTCGGACGCTGGCCGGAGCCGGCGGCTTGGCCGGCACGAATCTGCTCCTGCCGTTGCAGGGTAGCCAACGTGCGCTGCACACGTTCCATCTGCTCCGTCAGGTCATCGAGCTTGGTCTGCTCGTCGTCGGGCAGGATGCCGTTGGCGTCGGCGCGCTGCATCAGTTCGTCGGTTTCGCTACGCATTTTGGCGAGCGTTTGTTCTTGCGCTTGGATGCGCTCGGCGAGAGTCGGCATAGCCGTTCCTCCATTCATGGTCTTTGGTACGATGATGCCGCTACTGTCGCGTAGCTGAGTCCATGCACCCTTGTCACAACGGCGCGTGCCTTGGGGACAGAAGAACATGGATTTGGTCGTGTTGAGCGCGTCCGCGTTAGCTGGCACGCTGACGAGAGACGCTTCAACGAGGCGATTCTTGCTGAGACGGTAGCCCGCCCATGGTTTCTCGGGGTCCAGCGGCTCGGCCTTGCCGGGGTGGAATCCAACGGAGCACGCGCGCAAGATGCGCTGCTCCACGAACCCACGCAACTCGTCCACTAGCTGAGACGTGCCCGCAGCAGCAAGCACCAGCCGTGCCCGGAGAACATCGCCTTCGAGACGGATGCGTTCCCACACGCCAATGGGCTGGGCGCTGTGGTGCATCCATAGCGCGATGGGGTTCCGACGGAAATCCGTCAGAATCCAATCGGCTTCAACAACGTCCCCGTACGAGTCCTTACGGGGCGTGCTTAGCACGAACTCCCACGGGTCGTCGGAAGATTGCTGGCCGGCTTTGTAGAGAATTTCGGGCATGGGCGGACACGTGCTCGTGTCCGGGACCGGAAGACCGTCGCCCGGAGAAGAATCAGAGGTTTAGCCGTCGTTGCCGGGGGCGGGTTTGGTCCGCCGCCGGCTCGGAACAGGTCGGTTACGGCTGTTCATGTAGGGAAGCCTAGGGGATGCCCCGAGCCTTGTCAAGCGCAAAAAAAAACCCGCGGAGCTTGGGTAAGCTCGACGCGGGCAAGCGCGCAATGCGCGCAGCAGGTAACGCATCTATTAGACCACACACAGCATCAAAACACAAACGTTCCCTTCACCCACGCGTCGCTGTTGTCCGGCTCAGCATCCAGCAGCTCTTTCGCTCGCAGCGCCATCGCGAGCGACACAACCCCGTCGATGCGGCCGTAAGACTTAGCTTTGTCGAAGCGCCTGTTCCCGTCTACGTCGTGCCGTACGACGCAGTTCGTCGCGTTCCAAGTCAATACAGGATGTTGACCGTGCCCGAGTAACCCATTGAACAACGCTTTTTCAAGCGACTGGATCATCAACTCTTGGTACCGCGTACCAAGGAATATCTCAATTAGAAATCTCTCGTCGTTAATTCGGTCGGTCCAACGGTCCCCCATGTGCGCTTTCAAATCGCCCATCTTCCAGCGGTCGTATCCTACGCCGCGTATTTCGTACTTATCGTCCCAATCGTCTAGTGTCTCTACCACCAGTCGGTAATCGACGGTCTTGTCAGCGTCAGCGTTTATGTACCCTTGCTTGGCCCACGTCAAATACGGGACTTTATCTTCTCGCTCTTTGGCGTCTAAGCCGTGCCCCGGCGTCCAGAACTGAGCGATGACGGGACAAACCCCGTCTATAGGCTCAAACACGCCCACTAGGGCCGTTAGGTCGCGCACGCTCGACAAGTCCGCGGCGCAAACCATCCGTCGCCCGCGCAGCTCTTCTTCGGTGTAGCTCCTATTATTAGCGGCCCACACCGAGCCGGTAATAAGCGGGTTGAACGGATTCGCGCGCTGGTTCATCCGTCGATTGCGAAACTTGGCTTCGATAGACGGCGTACTCTTGGCTTCCTTAGCTTGCTTGCGCAAATCCCGCAGCAAAGTTCGGCCGAGCCCCAAAGGACTCAATAGCCCTGGGTTGGCTAAGTACCACTTCGATTCATCGAATACATCCACGTCGCCCGGAACTTCAAACACCACGCCAGCCAATGCGTCATCCAAATCAAAGTCTTCCTTGCCTGCGTTCAGGTTCTTACATCTGTCAACGAACTCCGAGAAAATGTGCGCGTCAACCGGCGCCTGTGTGGACATTAGGACAGCCAGCGGCTCTTCTTGCGCCCCGAAGCCCGACGTAAGGACACTATAGAAGTCGGTGGCCAGGATATTGGGCAGGTTGCCGGTCTCGTCGTAGACAACGCCGACAGCGTTTCGACCGTGCGCTCGATACGCGTCGCTAGAGAGGACTTCCAGCTTCGTCAACGTCTGCAAATGCTGAACCAACTTGCCCGACGGTACGCACTTGAACTTATCGACAAGCCCAAAATCCGTGTCCTGGGTTATGATGCCGCTAACCATGTCGTAGATTTCGCTGGCCTGCTTTCTATCGGACGCCCCAACGAAGAACTCTTGCCGGTAATGCCCGCCAGCGTCCGGCCGTAGCGCCATTAACGCCGTCAACAACGCAGCTATCAAAGTAGACTTGGCGTTTTTGCGCCCGATGGTCAGCAGCGCAGTGCTGACCAAGCGCGTATTAGTGCTTGGATCGTAGGGTGCCAGAAAACAAACCAGCGTTAGAACCTGGAACGGCTCAAGCTCTATGTAAGTGCCCGCCAGCGGTCCTTTGACGTGCTTGAAAGACTCGATTAGTTCGACTATAAGTGCGACGTAGCCCCACCGCATGTGCTTCCATTGGAACAAATGCCACGGGATCGTAGTATCCGGGTACTTCTCGAAAGGAAACTGCTGGATTCGAGAAAGAAGCTGATACTCAGCCCCATCCGCGTCTTCAAAAAGCAAAAGCGCGGCTAGACGGTCATCCAGCCACGCTTTTGCTTGTTGGGCGAGCGGGTTTTCCA